GCCCGCGACCTCGTCAGGCAGTTCCTCGACCGGAGCGATCTTGGGCGCTGCTTGCCCCGGCGTGTACTTGGGGCCCGCCATCGCTGTGTTGACGTGGGCACCCTGGGTCCGCAGCACCCGGTTGCGCTCATCCAGCGCCTGAGCCAGCGGGCCCTCGACTCGCTGCACCATGTTGTTGGCGGAGTCAGCGAAGCGCCGGGTCGCCACGTCCCGGCCAGCCTGGCGAGCGATCGAGTCGACGTACGACTCAGCCATCCGCAGCGGGTCCTGCTCGTAGAACTTCCCCTTGAAGCCAGGGAAGACCTTGGTCAACTCCCGGTTCAACTCATCGAGCGTCCCGGTCGAGATGATGATCTCCCGGCCTGCGATCTTGATCGTACGCGGGGATCCGTTGGGGTTCGGGCGCAGCTTGCGGGCGCGCTCCAGGAAGCTGGACGACTCCAGCAGGTCATCGGTGACGATGCCTGCTTCCTTCTTGAACTGCCGCACCGCCTCATCGGCGTCGCCCTTGGTGTTGAGCAGGCGCCGGAACGACGGGGTCAGCATGTGCGGGACGTAGACCTCGCCGGGCAGCACAGCGGTCAGCTTCGTGCCGGTGACCTGCTCGAAGAGATCCTTCAACTGAGCGAACAGATCGTTGACCGGGTTCTTCGTGGCGGTGGCTTCGGCCGCCTTGACCAGTTCGTCCACCGACTCCCGCGACTTGCCCTTGACGTTCTCGTTGAAGAAGTTCCGCATCATGCCGCGGCCCATCGACCGCACGGTCCCCTCGCCCTGACGCGCCAGGTTGGCGAGTTGCACCTGCGCCGCGGCCCGCGGCACGTCCATCTGCTGCTGGCCCCTGGTCAGGGTGGCCATCGCGTCTTCGAGGCCCTTGGGCCCGCGGGCCAGGACGTCGGCGCCGGGGATCTTGTTCAGCCCGGTACGCCCCAGCCCGGTGACCCCAGCGATGCCCTGAGCGAGCTTGCGGGTGCCAGGGATCGGGGCATCGAACAGGCGGAAGGCGGGCTCCTGCAGGCCGGTAGCTTCACGCAGCGCCGGGCTGGCGACGTTGAGGCCACGCTCGCCAGCCCGTGCGATGTCAGGGGCGAGGGCGGCCAGCGCCTCCGGGTCGGTCAGCGACAGCCGGGATAGGAACTCCGCGCGCGCCGCACGGCCTGTCGGGACGCGGGTTTCGAGCGTGGGCAGCCGAGCAACCTTGGCCTGGGCCTCAGCAAGCTGACGTTCGATGCCCTGACGGGCGGCACCGGCGTAGCCACCTTGGCCAGCCAGTGGAGCAAGACGCTCAGCGAGTCCAGCAGCCTCACGGCCAGCCGCAGCACGGGGAGCACTAGCCATGAGAGCACGATTACCAGCCCCTCCGATGTAGGTCAGCGGGTCGAACACGATGTCGCCGGTCAAGCCGACGGCGCGGTTGGCCCACTTGTTGTCGGTCTCCTGCAAGGTGGACCCGAACCCGTAGGTGGGATCCATAACGCGGTCCATCACGGACCGCCCTTCGTTGCGGTCCTCGTCGATGGCGTTGATCGCGCCAGGCGTCTGGCGCGTCAGCATCTCCAACTTGCGCTCCCAGTCTTCGGGCAGCGCCTTGACGCCCTCTTCGATGCCAGCGACCACGGCCCTGCCGGGCAGGGCGAACGCTGACAGCGGGGACAGGGCAGCCTTGCTGACCGGGTTGCCCAGCACGATGCCGAGCCCTCTGCCCAGGTCCGAGTTCCAGAAGCCGCCCTGCTGATCCTGTTCCTCTTCGGCCCGCTTCTGCTGTGCCTCCGGCGTGGAGGCGTAAGCCTGGCGGACCTTCAACCAGTCGACCTGCCCCGACGGTGGGGACGCGGAACGACGCCGAGGGGGTGCGGCGTTCGTACGGCGCGTCGGGGCAGGTCGAGCAGGTGGCATGTAGACGAGGCCACCCGAACGCTGGGCGTTGGCGAGGGGTGATGCCATCAACTACCGCCGATAGAGGCCTTGCGCCCTGGAGCCAAGCAGCCGCTGCATGAGGGCGTCGTTCAACGGGTTGCGCCCGGAACGGGTCAACGCAGTGGCCTGGCCGAGGGCAGCGGCCGACTGGACTTCTTGGGGGATCACCCGCTCCTTCTCAGCGATCTGAGCCTGCAGCGCCTGGTTGCGCCCCTGCTTGGCCCGCTGAGTGTTGCCCCGTGCCTGCGTCAGGTCAGCCGGGCTGCCACGCCGCTCGCCTCGCAACAGGTAGTTGAGCAGGTTCGGCTGGGCACCCTGACCAGCGGCCAGGCCGACCCCACCGGTAGCGGTGTTGCGCTGCACCAGCGGGTACTGCCGGGACTCCCCGACGATGCGCTGAGCTCCCGGGTGGTCCGACACCTGCGGCAGCGGAGCGTTCGGCCCCCGGTTAGCGAACCCAGCTTCCAGGGTGCGCTGGGTCCCGGCCGCCTTGTTGGCGCCACCGATCGCCGTGTCGTAGTTCGTTTCGGCCCGGGCCTTGCCCTCGGCCCGGCCCCGTGCCGTCGCCTCGTCGGTCCCGAACCCCAGGCCCTGCAGGTACTCCAAGTCCATGTAGCTCTCGTCGGGGGTGGGCAAGCCACGCTGGTCGTACCACGACGCCGCCTCGGAGCGCTCCGTCTCGGGCGGCTTGGTGTAGGTGACCCCCGTCTGTGGGTCGGTCCAGCCGGTGCCCAACTCGGGGTCGCTCACCAACTGCTTGAACAGGTCCCCAGCGAAGTTGTTGACGGCGACCTCGTCGAACATGCCCCGGCTCTCCCGTCCTTTGACGCCGCTACCAGGGGGCATCAGGCTGGGTTCGCCGCGGGCGGTGGGCAGCGATCCTCGCAGCGCCTCCCGCATGGCTGACGACTCGGGATCGACCTGGTCCGACTCGGGCTCGTCGAGGAACGCCCACATCTCAGCCACCGCCTGCGAGGGCGACATGCCGTTGAGCATCATCTGAGCGATGAACGACTCGTAGCCGCCAGCCATGCTGGCGTAGGTCTTGGCGGTGCGGAAGCCAGGCTGGTCGAGGACTTCGTCCGGCATGGTGACCTTGTCCTGGAAGGCCCCCATGTCGTAGGACCCGGGCCCGGACAGGGCCGCGGTGACGTTGTCGACGAGCATCGAGTTACGGTTGCGCTGCAGGCTGGTGGCCTGGGCCTCCTGGTCCATGCCCCACGGCAACTGCTGTCCGTACTTGTCGATCTCCTGGGGCAGGCCGCCACCGAAGCCGAGCAGGTCATACTGCTCCGGTCCGATCTCGGGCTGCATCTGATTGAACGAGCCAGGCAACTGGTTGATCGACTGCATCTCGACCGAGTAGAGGACCTGATCCTGCTCCTGCGGGCTCAGCGACGCCCACCAGGCTTGGAACTCTTCGTCATCCATTACAGCCCCAATGATGCCAGGTCAGGGAGTTGCAGCCCGGACCCCGCCATGTTCGGGAACAGAGCCAGCAGGGCATCGATGATCGACTGCCTCGATCCCTGCTGGGCCTGCCAGTTGGTCATCGCCTCCTGCTGTGCCGTCTGCGCCTGCGTCATGGCGTCCTGGCGAGCCCACTCGTCGCTGCGGGTGTTGTACTCCTGCTGAGCCCGGCCCCGCTGCATGCCGATCCCGGTACGCCCCTGCAGGCCAGCGATGCCGATGTTGCCGAGGGTGTCGGTCAGCCCGGTCTGGACGTTGCGGAGACGGTTGGCCTGGGCCATGTCCTCGTTGCCAGCGAGCAGCGACCACACGTTCGAGAACGCCTGATCGGCGCCAGCGGCCTGGCCCTGCTCGGCCGCCATGATCGACGGATCGACACCCTGGGATCGCATCAACTGTGCCATCTGCGCCTGGCTGTCACCGGGAGCGGTGGCCCGGGTGGCGTAGTTCGGGGTAGCGAAGGCATTGCGGTAGTTGGTGTTGAGGTAATCGGTGGTCTCGCCCGCCTTGCGCTGCGCCGTCCCGGTGTCAGTGGCCAGCGCCTGCTCCAGCGATGCCAACATCTGGTCGTACATCGACGGGTCGAAGGCCCGCTGAGCAGGCGGGACGTAGTCAGGCAGGTCGAGCGGCGCCCCCGACCGGTTCGATGCCGCCAACTGCAGGGCCCAGTTCAACTGGTCCTGCGTCAGGCCGCCACCACCACCGCTACCGCCGCCGCCACCGCTGCGGCCCCGGCTACCGCTGCTGCTCCCGGAGAGGCCAGGCTGCCGCGGCGTCGTCATGGGGGCAGCGCCGGGGCGACTGCCACGCAGGTACTGCTGATCCCAAGCGTTGATGTTGGCGTTGTTGACCTCGACACCAGCGCCCTGCAGGGCGTTGGCCCCCATCTGCCGACGCAGGGCGTCGCCCCACCCCTGGTTACCAGCGGGCGGTGGAGCCGGGCGCGGCCTCGGTGCAGGTGTCCGCTTCCTGGGGGCCGTGTTGTAGCGGGTGCCGCCGCCACCGGTGAATGAATCAGCCATCTAGAAGGCTCCTCCCAGGATGCCCCTGAGCGCTTCGAGCGCCTGAGCAGAGTTGGCGATGTCGCGCTGCTTCTCGATCTCCAACGCAGCCAGGCTGTTGTTGAGGTAGGCGTCGAGGTTGGCCGACTGCAGGTCGTAGTTCTGTGCTTCCTGCGTGGCGTCCGACTGCGCCCTGCTGTAGTCCCGGGTGTAGTCCCCGAGGAAGTTGCCCATCGCCCGCTTCTGCACGCCGCTGTTGACGCCGGGACCCATCAGGCCCCGCTGTCCGAACTGCGACTTGTAGCTGGGCAGCGTTCGATTGTAGGTCTGGCGCAGGTCCCCGGTCGACCTGCTGCCCCGCTGCTGAGAGAGGAACCGACCGTAGGCGTTGGCCGCCTTGTCGGTGTTGTAGCGGTACTGGACATCCGCTGCCTGCGACTCGTACTGAGCGTTGTTGTTGTACCCGGGAACTGGCATCTATGCCGCCCTGATGATGTAGGTCATGGCCACGTAGGGCGGCATGTTGGCCCCGACCCCAGTGACCCCATCGCTGTTAACGGTGATGGCGTGGGTGTGGTTGACGTTGTTCCCACCCGTGATCAGTGAACGGTCAGCCGGGCCAGTCGCGCCCGCACCGATCGCATGGCTGTGATCGCCCGAAGCGTTCTCGGTGCCGCCGGGGAACCCGACAGTGGGGCCACCGCCGATCCCGAGGGCGTTCAACTGCCCGTTGGACCCAGGCGACACACCGATCAGCGAGCCACTCGGACCCATGTGGAAGTGGGTAGCGCTCTGGCCCGCCGTGTTCCCAGCACCGATCGAGTGCAGGTGGTCGATCCCAGCGTGGACGTGGCTCGCTGATTCGACGCCCGACGAAGCCGTGTGGCTGTGAGCGACGCTGACGGCGTCACGCGTACCACCAGTAGCACCGAGAGCGAGACTCGGGGTGCCGCCCGTCCCGATCGGGATGCGGCCCTGGTTGATTGGCGGGGTACGGAAGGTCCCGACCGCACCGCCGTAGGTCTGGGCAATGACAGCGAACAGCGCGGGATAGGCCCCCTGGCTGTACTCAGCGTTGTCGCACAGCAGCCAGGTCCCGACCGGAGGGACCGTCGCCCCGCCGTAGAGCATGATGATCCCGACCGGCATGACCGCATCGACGTACGCCTTGGTCGCTGCGTCGAGGGCGCTGACCGGGTCACCGGACAGGCGCAGCGGCTGGCGCATCGCCACCGTGCCGTCACGTTCGATCAACTCGGTGTTGATGTGCTGCTCGACCCGATTGAAGTTGGCCTCCACCGGGCTGGCGTTGGCGGGCGTCTCGTTCGCCAGGTCGTACTGCAGGTCAATGGATGCCACTACCGGAACCTCCGCTGGACGAACTTGGCCACGATCCCGTCGACTCCCCAGCTTCTGCCAACCGTCACGGGGGAGGGACTGACCTTCATCTGCACTGATCGTGCCAGACCGATCGAGCCCGCACGGACCAATCGGGTCCCCCCGGTCCCGGCGCCCCAGAAAGCACCGGGCGCGATGCCGTCCTCAGACCAGTCGAAGCCGAGACCATCGGGGTCAGCGGCGCCCTCTTCGGTCCAGTAGGCACCGCCTCCTGCCTCGATGCGCAGGGTGCGGGTGCGGTGGACGTTGGTCTCGTCATAGTCGCGGTACGTCTCGACGAGCAGTTCGGCATCCTGCACGGTCTCCCGGCAGATGAAGGTGGGGCGACGCCAGGACTTCTTGCGGTCCGGCCACCCAGCGTGCAGCCAGCGGGTGCGGTAGTAGGTGGTGAACGGCTGGCCGACCGTGCCCCCGGTGACTCCGATCTCTTCGTCAGCATCGGTGACGATGTAGCCCACGTCAGGCATGGCCCACAGCGAGGGCGGGTCCCAGATCATGTCGAAGGCATCTTCGAGATGGTCGAGCGACACCATCGTCGCAGCGTGAGTACACCAGAAGGCGGCGAGCGGGTACTTGAAGTTGACGTCAGCACCGTCGAGGATCGTGCTGGCCGAGCCGCAGTTCGAGTTGTACATCACCCAGGCGCCGCTACCGATGTCGTTGTTGTAGACGAACATGGCGCTCGGTCCGACCGTCGAGCCGATGCCCTTGGTCCACGGCACCGCCACCCACAGGCGGCGGCCAGCCCAGGACACGAAGATGTTCTCGTAGTTGATGATCTCTTCGAAGGCGACGCTGACCTGCTCGGAGATGTACTCGGGGCGGTCTCCGCTGTAGATGTAGATGCCGCCCCGAGCGAACGTCGAGTAGAAGTACACCGCCGACTCGGAGCGGGTAGCGGCGGTGATGGCCGGGCAGCCGATGTGATCGGAGACCTTGACCCGCTGCCACGACCCCTCGTCATAACCGTAGAGGGCGTGGATCGAGGTCGTCTTGAAGATCAACAGATGGTCCCCAAACGACATCAGCCCGGTGATCCGTCCGCCTCCCTCAGTGATGTCGAGGAAGTCATCCTCCCGCCAGGAGTCAGGGTCGCCAGGATGGGACCAGCGGATGCGGTCGTCGTGGTCGACGGCAGCTTCCCTGGTGGAGCCCACGAACATGTACCCGGCGTGGGTCTCGCAGAACTCCGACGCAGGCATCGTGTTGTTGGTCGGGGTGTCGATCTCCGACCAGGTCGAGGGGCTGAGGGAGACGGTGGCACCATCGAGGGAACGCCGTCGAGCGTTCTGGGTGCGCCCCGACACGATGTAGAGGTCGTCGCCCCAGGCAGCGAAGTCAGCACCGTGGGGGGAAGCCTCCGCCGTGATGCCGGTGACCACCGTGAACACACCGTCCCCGCTGGCCGAGTAGAGGACGCCCTCGTTGACGATGTAGATCTCTTCGTTGTTGTCCGCCCACACGTGGGCGAAGGCGTTGCGGGGCTCCCACGCCGTGGTGAACATGTCGACGATGTCGTTCTCGTTCCAGCGCTCCCAGCCCTTGCGGGTCATGAAGCCACCACGGGGATCGATGTCGACGTTGAGCAGGTCGGGCGACTCGTTGTCAGCAAGCTGGAACTGGGACCGCCGGAGGTTGATCCCGCCCGTGTAGTCGACGATGTTGATCGGCTCCAGGCGGTTCGGCATTACGGACCGTCACTCGGGAGTTGGACGATGTAGGTCGGCATCCCGCCGATGGGCGCGCCACCATGCAGCACCAGCGGGCGGTGGTGGGCGGGCTCCATGATCGTGCGCAACTGGTTGCGGACGTCACGTTCCCAGCGCGCCATGTACACGCCTTCGAGGACTTCGTCCTCCTGGGCGGCGTAGGCCAGGGCGATGGCGAAGTAGCACAGCGGGATGTGCAAGCGCTCGTCGAGGTCGGGGATGTTGCCCGCGACGGACGACCACACCGGCTGGCGGTAGCCCCGCAGCGTCACGGAGTACGCGACATCGGTCGCCGTGCGGGGCCACAGGAACAGGCGCTGCTGCCACACCGAGAAGTACAGGGGGCTGCCACCGTCACCCGAGTTCCACATCGGCGGGAAGGCGTCCTCGGCGGCTTCGTGGTCGATGTTGACGAGGCGGTAGGCGTCGTCTCCGACCGGGATCACCGACATGATCGTCGGCGGGTTCAGGTCAATCGGCAGATCTGCTGCGTCGTCCCCAGCGGCCTTGACCAGCGTCCACGTGAACTCGTTGCGGGGCCACCGGTTGTCGGCTGCCAGAGTCCGGTCAAAGGCTTCTTGCAGGTAGACGTTGAGGATCGCGTCCGGGAGTTCCTCGTCGTCAACATCCAGTTGCGCACGTACGAAGTTCCGCAAGGTCTGGACATCAGCCATCGCTCACCATCGCGTCGGCGTAGCGGGCCTTGGCGTTCGGCCAGGGTGCTTCGCCCGCCATCTTGCGACCGTGTGGGTTGCAGTAGTTGCCGTCGTACTTGTTGGTGGCCCACGCCTTGCAGGTGTCGTCGTTGGCCTTGCAGCGCTTCTCGCGCCCCGGGGCCCTGGCAGTGGGGTCCCGACTGGGATCATCGGGGCCTCGGTAGGGAGCCGTGGAGAACAGGCCTGCTCGCTGGATGCCCTCCTTGTTGCCGGGGTTGTTGACCGTCCCGGTGTTGTGGTACGGGTCGCCCCAAGCCTGGTGTACCAGGACCACGCCGGGGCGGGCGGCGTTGGCCGCCTTGCGGTGGCTGAACTGCTCTGTGGTCATCTCTCTCCTTCCTGAGGCCCGGCCCTAAGCACGGGTGCTTAGGGCCGGGCTATGAAGCCTCCCTCAGGTGAAGGTAGCCAGGGTGACCTTGAAGTTCCGCCGACGCTCGCGCACCGTGGTGTTGCCGTAGGTCGTGATGAAGCTGACCCGGGCGTCGATGGCGTTCGCCGCCGGGGCCGCCGGGGTGGTGCCCGGGTTGGCGTTCGGCGTCGAGGCCACGGAGCCCGACAGGTTCGACGTGAACGGCGACTGCGTGAAGTTGCGGTCGCTGTGGATCGTCAAGCCGATCGTCTCGGGGTCGAGCCCGAGCAGCGTGCCCGTCGGGGCGTCCGGATCCCAGTAGAGCGGGACCTGCTTGAACATCAGGTTCGAGAACCCGAGGTTCGCCTTCGACGTGTCGGTGTAGCGCACCTGCGGGGTGAGCGACGCCTCGTACGCCTCGAAGAACCCGAGCCCACCGAAGAGGGCCTTGGGGAACTCCGAGCCGCCATCACTGGCGAGCATGAACATGTGCCGCATCACCATCTCCAACTCCGTGCCGTCATACGGCGCGACCGGCGCCGTGCTCGGCATGACGATGGCGACGCCCTTGGCGTCGGTCCCGGCCTGCGTGGTGGCGTTCCACGTGGGCGACCGCCACAGGTTCTCAGGTGCGGGGTCCGCCGCCGGGGTGATGCCGCCCGCCGCCGCCGTGGCGTCGATGAGCGTGGGGAATCCGGTGAAGTCGGTTGCCAAGGCGGCGCCGCCGCGGGTACCCCAGACCATCGCTGACAGGATGTTCTTCAAGGTGCCTTCGGCCTGCTTGACCTTGGCTTCGACGAGGTTGATCATCTGCTCACGACCGTTGTTCTGAGCCTCTTCGAGGCCCGAGATGATGATCGTTGCGTAGATCTGCCGCCACACGAACTGGGCGGCGGAGATGCCGCCCTGGTTGGTGACGGTGAGTTGCTGCCACGGACCGTAGGAGTTGGCTTCACCGACGCCGAGCAGCAGGGGCTCGACGATGGTGTAGCCACCATCAATGGTCCGGACCCGCCCGTTCTCCATCAAGAAGTTGAGCAGGGGGCGGCTGTTGAAGACGTTGTCCCGGAGGGTCTTCCGGTAGTTGTGCAACGTCGTGGACAGGACCTGGTCCCATGTTGCTGGGACGTGGGAGGCGAGTGCCACGGATTACCTTTCGGTTTGGATCCGCTACAGCCCGTGTTCTGCCAAGGAGGCTTCGATGGCTTCGCGGATGGTCAGGTGGGAGTCAGCCACATCCACTCGCTCCGTCAACCCGTTCGCACTGGACCCCGTGGTGATGACGCCGCTGGCGCTGGCAGCAGCCGCCTGACGGCGGGTGTTGTCGGCCTTCGTCTGTTCGTCTCGGGCTCGGGCCGCTTGGACCCTCGCTTGCAACCGGTCGAACTGCATCGTCTTGTACACCATCGGGAGTGCCTCCGGTTCGAGGTTGAACCTCTGTGCGGTGGCGACCACTGCGTTCAGGTCTTCGTCGCTGATCTGGAACTGGCTGCGCAATCCGTAGACCACCCGATCGAGCCGTTCGTCTTCGTCGCGCTGCTGGAGTCGATGTTCCAGCGCTCGCACCTGGGCCTGGAGTTCCGCCTGCCCCCGCTCCAGCGGGTCGGCGTAGTCCTCTTCCGGTGGCTGCTGCTGCTGGTCAACGACCTGCTGCGCGAACTCGACGCCGTAGCGCTCAGCGAGGATCGTGAGCGCCAACTTGGGGTTCGACTCCAGCGCTTGCTGGACCCGCATCCCGAAGTCGGCTTCTTGGCGGAGCCTCGCGACCTCCTGGGCCTTCCGGGTGTAGTCAGCCTCTCGGCTGTAACCCTTCGTGACCTCGGAGTACGGAACCTCCTGATCCTCGCCATCGACCTTGACTCGGACGTACCGGTTGTCGGGGTCGTCGACTTCGACGTACTGACGTTCTGGCTCGGTGGGAGCCTCGGACTGTGTTGGCTCTTCGGTGACTTCCCCGCTACCGGGATCACCTTCGAAGCCCTCCCCCGAAAGGGGGGTGTCTTCCATCGACACTGAGTTCCTCCTCGGCGTGCTCTGTGTGATGGGGACTATACGCCCCTGGTGGGAGCAATCGTTAGATCATCGGCCCGCCGCTGCCCATCATCTGCATGAGCATGGCTTCGTCGATCTCCGGCGGAGGCTGTTCGGGCGGCCCCTGCATCTGCACGTCAGGCGGCATCGGGGCGCCCTGCTGCAGCATGTCGGGCGGGACACCAGGCGGCCCGACGGGCTCCGCACCAGGCATTTCGGGTGCCCCGCCCGGATCCATGATGAACGCCTGGGTGCTCTTGATCCCGAAGCCCTTCTGCAAGATGTGCATGTAGAGGGTCACCGGGTTGGCCACGCCCATCTCCAGGAACGGCATCGAAGCGTCGACCAGCTGCAACGCCGACTGACGCCGGAACGTTTCGTTCATCGGCTCGGTGGAACCAGCAGCCACTTCGTAATCAAACTGACCCTGGATGTAGTCCGAATCGTAATGTTGCCAGATCTTCCCGGGCATCGTCACGATGCGGATGACCTGGTCACCGGTCATGTACTGCTGCATCAAGCCGATGACTCGTTCACCGAGACGGGCGAGGGATGCCTCGATCTTGGCCAAGCGGTCCTGGGCCCTGGCGTTGGCGGCATCTTGGATCATCGCCGCCTCGGTGGCGGTGCGCTTGACAGCGGTCTGGGCGGAGCCCCGCTGGTAATCGGAGACGCCCGACACCCGGTCGATGTCGTTGGTGATCAGGCCGGACTGGTCGTAGAAGTCAGACGGCGTGATGACAGCAGGCATCGGGATGATGACCCTGTTGAGGTCCCCGTCGCTGGTCACCGGGACCATCGTGTTGTCCACGTCGGACTGCAGCGCAGCGATGGAGTCGCGATCCGGGAAGGCATCCTTCTCGTAGAGCCACTTCCGCTGGAAGCGGGCCCGGTGCATCATCATCTGGGCCCGGGTCTTGTTGAGTTCGAGTTGCAGCGACTCGATCTGGGCGACGTCCCCGATGGGGTAGAACTGGTCGCAGACCTCGTAGTTGCGGATCATCTCGAACGGGTGCCCCATCGCGTAGGGCATCTCCTTCGGCTTGATCAGGAAGCCCGACCCCGGCTCGGTGTCGTCAGGGCTACCGAGGGCGAAGGTGCTGACCTTGCGCCGCTTGATGTCGTAGAACTCGATGACTTCGCAGAAGGACCGGGGGCTCTCATCGAGGCGGTTGTCGTCCCGGCCCTCCTCGGTCCACTTGGTCCATGACTTGGCGGTGACGTTCTTGCGGGCGGTGGCCGAGTAGCGGCTGTCGACCTGGACGTCTGCGATGGGACGCCACGTCCGCTGAGCGATCCAGCACATCTCCTTGGGGTGGCGGGCGTCGGGATCGACGAACATGTCGTAGGGGCTGATGCGTTCGAGGAACGGCCGATCGTCGTAGATGTACATCTCCGACTCGACGTTCCCGTCCACCGGGTCACGGTCGTCGATCCCGACTTCTGCAGCCGAGTCGGGCATGTTGCTGCCGCTGTTGGGCTCGGCCTTCTTCTCCTCAGGTGGCTTGGTGAACTTGTAGCCGACCTTGCACCACCCGTGGCCGATGACCAGCATGTCGTTGACGGCGAGGCGGAACTCGTCCTGGTAGCGGTGGGTCCGCCACATGTAGTTGAGGACTTCCTCGGTGATCGACGCGTGTGGGGCCTTCTCGTCGTGGCGCGCGTTGACCACGAAGCGAGGGTTGTTGACCGCCACCGAGGGCGCCATCACGTTGATCGTGGAGAAGGTCAGGTTGACGATCAGCTTGTCGCCGTAGGCGCCTTCTCCGTAGTGCTTGCCCCGATAGAGGTCAACGAAGCGCTTCCAGTCGTCCTCGTAGTCCTCGTTGGAGCGCCACTTCTTCGAGCGCCTGACCTCTCCACGGACGTACCGTAGGTACGCCTCCTGCGTCATGCCAGCCATCAGGTCCAGCACCCCCTGTCCGCCGGAGCGATGTTGGGGTTGTTCTTAGGTACGAACTCGTTGATGTACTCGCTGGTGGTGCGGTCGTGGAAGGTCTTGCGGCCGTAGCCGCCACCACCCACGAAGTTGATCCCGATGGTGGAGACGCGGCAACGGAAGCATTCCTTGCGCCCCTCTTCGGCGGGCTTGACTCCGCACGTCTCGCAGGTCACGCGTGGATCCCGGCCGCCCAGGCGGCCCCCGTCCAGTTGAAGTTGAACGTGCCGATCGTGATCGCCTGGCCAGTGGTCCAGTTGGTCAGCGGAGCGGCGACGAAGCCTTCGGCTGCCAGTTCGGCAGCGTTGCCTGCGTCTTGGGCGCCGATGTCGGGGTCGACCGGGTACATGCTGCCGGGAGCGGCCTTGGCTCGGTCGGGGCCGTCCGCGACCTGGACCCCCCACACGGCGTGGGGTCGGTAGGAGTACCCCCGGTTCATGTAGCGATAGCTACGACGCCGATGGAAGCGCACGGGCGGACGCTGCGTGTCGAGACGATAGGGCATGTGTTACCTCCGCTTTGGCTCGTCCTTGCGAACGAACTGCTTGCCGATCGGCTCCGGTTCGGGCGGCCGCTTCCTGGTGGTCATGTTGGAGAACAGATCATCACCGTAGAGGATCTTCTCCATCCACCCCATCGTGCCAGGTCCAGGCTCCAACTCAGGCTGATACTGCTTCAAGAAGACGAACTTGATCATCTGGTTGGCGATCGCCAGGCTCATCGTCCGGTCGTCGTAGGGCGAGCCGGTCATCTTCCCGGCGTCGTTGCGCACGAAGGTGCGGAGTTCAGCGATGGTGTCAGCGCAGAACAGCTTGATCGTGCCATCACGCAGGTTGGCCCCGAGTTCATCGATGGCCACGGGCTTCGAGATCGACGACGTCCGCCAACCGAGGATGTCGGTCGGCTTCGACCGCTTGTAGCGCGGGGACCGCTGCATGAAGATCGGGTGGTACCGCTTCTTGGAGAGGGTGACGACGGTGGTCAGACCGTGGTTGTTGTTCTCCACGCCGATGAGAGCGCGGTGGTACCAGTTGCCGAGCGGGATGAGGACGTCGGTAGCCAGCAGGTCGGTATCGATGCGCCCGTGCCAGTGGGCGACGACCTCGCCATTGCGAGCGTTGATGACGTGGACGCTGGTGAAGTCCCCGTGTTCGAGACCCATCGCCGGGTCGGCCCCGATGGCGTACTTGCCGTCGGGAGCGGGCAGCGCCCACACCTTCAACGGGCCGCCATCGTCGGGGACGAACTCCCCGTTGGAGGGACGGAAGTACCCGCAGATGATGGGGTCGCGCGGCGTGATGGCGCGCACCACGTCGAGCGAGAAGACGGGACGACCGGAACGCAGGAAGGCATCTTCGGGGTTGTCGGGGTACTCCTGAGCCATCTGCCAGTCGGGCAGATCAAGGGACTTCTCGTCATACCACTCCTGGGTACGCCCGTTCGCCCACCACGGGTGGAACATCGCCTTGAACCGGTTGTTCTTGGTCTCGGCCCCGACCCACAGTTGGTGGAACAGGTTGCCTTCGCCGTTGGCTGTGGAAAGGGCGATGATCCGGCCACCGACGTCAGCGATGGGCTCGATCGAGGCCCACGCTTCCTCGCTGTTGGGGAGGTAGGCCAACTCGTCGATGATCGCCAGGTACACGGACTCGCCACGGGCGGGGTCCGACGCCGAGGGCATCGACTCGATGTAGGACTCGTTGGAGAACTCCATCTTGGTCTGGGTGGCGTTCATTGGGGGACCCCGGAACTTCATCCACTCAGGCAGGAAGCGGTAGACGTACTTCGACTTCTGCAGCAGCTTGATGGCTTCGCGCTCGGTCCTCGACAGCATGATGACGACGCGGTCCTCGTAGAAGAAGGCCAGCCAGAAGGCGTAGACGGCGACGAGCGTCGAGAACCCCAACTGCCTGGCCTTCAACATCAGGCTGTAGCGGGAGCGGATCCACAGGTTGACCGAGTCGACCTGTGAGTCGAACAACTCGAACTTGATGCGCCCCCGGTCGGGGTGCTTGATGTGGCAGTAGTTCCAGCAGAAGTACTCGAAGGCTTCGAGCAGCTTCTGCGGGTCGCGGGTGTCGGGCGCGCAACGCCGCCACTCGCGCTCCTCCAGGAGTTGCGCGGTGGAGATCTGCTCAGCGCTCATGGCAGGTCGAAGCGAACAGGGCCGAGATCAACGAAGACGTTCGATCCGGCTGACGGGATCTGAATCTGCCCGTCAGACCCCACTCGCAGGTTGGCGAAGAGGCTGTTAGCGATCACCGGGAAGTGACGGTTGCCGATCGGCCGGTACCCAACGGGGAGCGTGAACATGGTGGCGTTGACGGTGCCGCCCGACAGCAGGCCCTTCATCTCCACATACCCCCGCATCAAGCGGAAGGCGACGTTGCGCTCGGAGGGCTCGGCGTCGAAGTTGACCCATGAGTTGGTGAACAGCGGCGCCCCGATGGTCTGGTCAACGTAGATCCAGGGCATCTCGTCGAGGGCATCGAGCCGGGTTTCATGGACCGCGACAGCAGCGTTGGTGGCGTCGATCGCGTTGACAACGGCTGCGTCCCGGCGCAACAGGTCCATGAACGCCCGGCGCTCGGGCTGTCGGGTGCGTGGCTGGAAGCCGATCGAGATGTCAGGCATCGGTGGGCTTGCGCTGTTCGAGTTCGACCGCCGCCCGCTCAGCGAGGATCGCCAGCAGCGTGTCGTCGCTCAGGTCGCGAGCCTGGGTCTGGTTGACGTTGACGTCGATCTTCTTCGGCTTGGCGGCATCGACGATGTCGGCGTAGGCACGGGCGGCCTGGACCTGACGAGGGTCGGTGCGGTCCCTGGCTGTCTCATGGAGAGCGTCGGTGACCTGGCGCATCTTCTCGGGGCTGCCGATGGTCCGCCGGTACAGCTTCTCCCACTCCGCCAGGAAGTCATCATCACGCTTCCAGGAACTCAGTGTCTTGGGCTCGACACCGAGCCTGGGTGCCAGATCCTTCATGAGGGCAGGGTCCCGATCAGGCTCAGGGGTACAGAGCCAGGCGAGGAACTCTTGCTTCCGCCAGTCCGTGATCGGGACCTCTGCCACGTTGACATGGTACTTCGACCACCAAGCCCCGCTCGAGTGTGACGAATGTCACATTGCCTGTTCCCCCCCAGGGGGGGTAGCATAGGGGCATGACCCACAGCAGAGATCCCCGGACCCTGCCCGTGCAGGTGTCGGTCCGAATGCCGTTCTGGTACCGCGAGCAACTGCTGCGGGATGCCAAGACGCCGATCACCCGCACGATCATGGACGCGATCAAGATGGCCTACCCGCCCCGACCGCCGAAGTCCGTCGAGGAGCCCGAAGAGATCAGCGCATGACGCTCGCGAACATCCTGTACGCCCTCGGCAGCCTCTGCTTCCTCGGCGGGACGATCGTGAACATGGTGCGGTCATGAAGATCATGGGGATCGACCCCGGCCTGACCGGGGCCCTGGTCGTGCTCAGTGATCTCGGCCCGATCAACATCGTCGACATGCCGGTGTGGGACGGGCGGGTCGACGCGCAACTCGTCCATGAGTTCTTGAAGCACATCAAGCCCGATGTGGTGGTCGTCGAGCAGACCCAGCCGATGCCGAAGAACGGCTGTAAGGCCACCTTCTCGCTGGGAATGAACACGGGCATCCTGCTCGGTGTCATCGGGTCCCTCGGCTTGCCGATGACCCGCCTGCGCCCGCAGGAGTGGAAGAAGATCAACGGGATCCTCGGCCGTCCGGGCAAGGACGCCTCACGGGCGCTGGCCTCTGAGTTGTGGCCCGCCTACTCCGGCAGCTTCAAGCGTGTCAAGGACGACGGGCGTGCTGACGCCGCCCTGATCGCCCGGGCCTACCAACTCAACTACCTGCGGAAGGCTTCGTGAACGCGCTGATGGAAGTGCCCTGGATGGCTGTGCTCAGCCGCATCATGCGCTCCGACGTCGACGACACCACGCGCACCCTCGCGCGCATCCTGTACGAGGTCTTCGGGGAGTGCAACGACCCGAAGATCGGTGAGATCGCTGACGCCTACGCCCGAGAACTGATGGGACACCTGACCGATGGCCGTTGACCTGGATGACCTGAGCGACCCCAACGAGGGGAAGCTGGACTACCGCCGTGCCAACGGCGCCCCGATGGTGTCGGATCCGGAGCACCCGGACAAATGGCAGCGCTACAGCCGTCCCTCGTCCTACGGCAAGCCGCTGGACGACGAGGAGGCGCTGACCAACTGGCGGATCTTCAAGGCGATGAACGGCGTGGCCTCGTCACCGTCGCTGGCCGCTGAGATCAAGGCCTGCAAGGACGAGGACAAGGAGGAGAAGCGCCGCCTGCGCGACAAGGCCCTCGACAAGGGCACCGCCAACGAGGCCGCTGACATGGGCACCGCCCTGCACGCCATGACGGTGCGGGCCGAGGACGCCACCGACGTCGACTTCGATCCGGGCGAGCCGTTCCAAGCCGACCTGGACGCCTACCGCGACTGCCTGGCCACCTTCGGCCTGGTGTCGGAGATGTTCGAGTGCCCGATGGTCAACGACAACTTCCGGGCGGCGGGCACGGCCGACCGCATCTACCGCCTGACCAAGGACCTGACGACGCCAAGCGGTGTGATCCCCGCTGGACAGTTGGTGTTGGGCGACTTGAAGACGGGCCAGAAGTTCGACTTCTCGCTGCCCGGTTACGCCATCCAACTGGCCTTGTACGCCACCGGCACGCTGTACGACCTGGCCACGCAACGCCGCCTCCCCACCCCACCGATCAACGGGGACTGGGCGATCCTGGTCCACCTGCCGGTCGGGCAGGGGCGCTGCGAGTTGCAGTGGGTGTCGATCGAGCTCGGCGTCTACGGGGCGTGGATCGCCCAGGAGGTCAAGCAGTGGCGCAAGAAGTGGAAGAACGGTGAGTACGACGGGGTCCCGATCCCGCTGCCGGTGGATGCGATCATCGAGGAGTTCGATGCGACGGTGGAGATCGACCAGGAGATGGTCCCGGCCCTCATCGAGTACGTGCGTATCCGGGTCGAGCAGATCGGCCGTCATGAGAAGGCCAAAGAGCGCCTGATCTTGAAGTGGCCTGCCGGGGTACCGACGCCTAAGCAGGGGCTGTCGGTCCCGGGCCAGGTGCTGGCCGTGCTCGACGTGCTCGACAAGGTCGAGGCCGACTTCTCGTTGCCCTTCCTGCCGGACCCCCGGGGCGAGCCCGGAGTCCACCGCTCGAAGGTCGAGCCCCACTGATGAGCGCCAAGCGCCCCGGACGGCTCCGCCGTTGGTGGCAGAAAGTCACCGCGCCCGAACCGCCGTGCACCAACACCAAATGTCAGTACTACGGCGCCAACTACTGCCCATGCGCCGACATCGACGCCTGGACAACCCACTGATGGCGCCGAACGAGCCCGAGGACGACATCGTCAACGAGTTGGAGCGCATCGTCGAGTACGCCTGGCGGGTCCCGGTGTCGCAGGTGGTGGTCGCCTGCCTGCGGGCCGCCAACGAGATCGAGAACTACAGATCCCAGGAACAAGGGAACCAAGCAAGAAAGGAAACCAATGAGCAACCCAACTGACTTCCTCTTCGGGGGTGGCGGCAAGGCCGCCAAGTTCGAAGAGGTCGGTGACATGGTGGCGGGGGAGATCCTCAACGTCGATGTCACGCAGCAGACCGACATGGACACCGGGACGCCGTTGACGTGGAGCGATGGTCGCCCCCGTGAGCAACTCGTCATCGCCTTGCAGACCGAACTGCACGAAGACGACGAGGACGACGGAGTCCGCCGGATCTACGCCAAGGGCGGCAACTACGAAGTCGCCTCGGGCAAGGGCAAGGCCATGAAGGACGCCATCGCTGACGCGCTCCGCAAGGTCGGAGCGAAGTCGATCGATGAGGGCGGCTTCCTGCGGGTCGCCTACACCGGCGTCGGCAAGAAGACGAACCGGGGCTACTCCGCTCCGAAGCTGTACACCGCCTCGTACGAGGCAGCGAAGGCTTCGGTGGCGGTGGGCGACCTGTTCGAGGACTGATGGTCGAGATCAGGCGGCTGACGCCCACCATCAAGCTGAGGATGCCCACCGATCCTCAGCGTGAAGTGGCCCGTCAACGGCATCTCACCTTGAAGACGGCCCGCAACAAGGGTCGCCGCCTGGTGATCGTCCGCCGCCTGATCGACTTCCCCTCCCCCACGCCACAGCCGACCCCGTGTCGGCTGTGGCAGGGGCCGGTCGACCGCTACGGCTACGGCCGCAAGCGAGTGCAGCGCCGGGACGGCAAGTGGGAACCAGTGACGATGCATCGCTGGACGATGACGCAGGTGATGGGTCGCCCCCTCCGCCAGACCGAGGTCGTGTTGCACTTGTGTGACAACCGCTTGTGCTACCGGGTCGATCACTTGAAGATCGGCACCGTCAAGGAGAACAACGCCGACATGGTTGCCAAGCGACGCAACAGCAGGCCCCCGGTCAACGGCTTCAAGGGTGAAGATCACCCCTCCGCCCGCCTGACCGAAGACGACGTGCGGGAGATCCGCCGTCTGTGGGCAACGGGCGAGCACTCCCAACACGCCCTCGCCAAGCAGTTCGGCGTCAAGAACGCAGCGATCTTCAAGATCGTCCACCGACAGAGATGGAGCCACATCGAATGAGCTACGGAGAACCCACCCTCGGCCCGCTGCCGTGGAACACCAGCCACACCCACACCACCGGCCCGACCTACACGTACGCCAACGGCGGCTGCACCACCTACCCACTGATCATCGACGGTCAGTGGACCCCAACCAAGGAGACCCCACCCATGTCCACCGCCCAGAAGATCGCTGACGAACGCAAGGAGAAGCGCGAGCGCGAACGCCTCGATCGCCTCTACGCAGCCTGGGACGAATACCCCCTCGACGACGCCTTGCCCAACACGACCGACGCTGTCGGCTTCACCATCCACGACGGCGAGACCGAGTACCACTACGTCGTGATGCGCCTGCCCGACGTCAAGGACCGGGCCCGCTGGCTGCTGGCCGGGACTGGGGCGTCCCGCCTGATCGGCTCCACGACGGAGGACCTGCTGGCCTGGTTCGTCGAACACGACTTCACGCCGGATGGGCTCCCGGAATGAAGTTCATCAAGCTGAACAAGGCCGGGGTCGACGAGGACCTGTACCTCAACTGCGACCACATCGTCGGGTTCCGGCCCACCCAGGGAGGGACCACCATCTGGCTGTCGACGGCATCAAGCGTCGACGTCACGGAGACGTGCCGGGTCGTGCTCAGACAGATCCGCATGGAGGACGAGTGAAGCGAGCCATCGTCTGCGGCGGTCGGCTCGACGGCAAGCGCTTGAACGTGGAGGGCACCCAGGTCCTGCACAAGGTGGTGGACGACAACAAGCTGTACACGGAGCGCTACACGTGGCATCTCGTCGGCAACGAGATGATCGCCGTCTACCAGGGGATCGAAGAGGACAACCAGTGAGATGGCGTCGACGTAAGCCCACGTGGGAGTGGCCGCCCGAGTTGCGGATCTACTCCTGGTTCGGGCCGCATCTGGCGGTGGCCTTCCGGATCATCGACAAGCGGCTGCGTCAAGAGGGGCTGGGGCTGCGGCGG